CATCAGAGCAAGGGGGCAGGAATGACCGCTTTTGATTGGTTCCTTTTTGGCCTATGTTTAATCCTTTGGATCATCGTTTGGTTTTACGGAAGAAAAGTCGTTAATGAGATCAGTCACCGAAAAAATCCTTGATTACCTTGCAGCGCATGGACCTAGCACTGGTTCTGAGATTGCCAAAGACCTTGGCAGGACAGCCAAAGACATCAACAGTGCTTTGATTAGGCTTAACAGGTATCAGACCGTGGCCCCTAAGCGTGTACACATTTCTGGCTGGACATGGGATCAAGAAGGGCGCAGGAGTTACCCGCGTCCCATCTACGCCTTGGGACTGGGCAAGGATATGGAACGCCCAAAACTGAAAGCCAAGGAAAGCAGGCGGCAGTACAGCAAAAAAGTGAACAGGATGTTTAAGCAGAACTTTGTGTTCAACCTTGGCCTGACTAGCAGGGAATCACGAGTAAAGGCATGGAATCTTAATGCGTCGAGCAGCAAAAATTGATGCCACACAGGATCAGGTTGTAAGCCTTGCCAGAGTGTTTGGGGCTACCGTCCAAAGCCTTGCGACTGTAGGCAACGGATGCCCTGACCTACTTATCGGCTACAAGGGCCACACCATACTGGTCGAGGTTAAGGACGGCAGCAAGCCACCGAGTCAGAGAGCCTTGAACGAGAACCAACTGAAATGGTGGGGCAACTGGCAAGGCGGCACGTTGGTCATGGTGACTGACGCGCAGGGCATGGAAAACCTACTAAGGACAATAGATGGAAGCACCGCACAAGGCAGTTGAGATATGGAAGCCGGTTGTTGGCTATCCGCAATATGAAGTTTCTACGCACGGACGCATAAAACGTGTTGCTGCGTCATGTGGGACAAAACAAGGCAAAGTGTTGAATCCTTGGCACAAAAAAAATGGTTATTTGGCTGTTGGGTTAAGCGTTGACTGCAAAGTTGTTACTAAATTGGTTCACAGATTGGTTGCAGAAGCATGGATTGGTGATGTTGCTGGTTTGGATGTGTGCCATAACAATGGTGTGCGAGATGACAACAGAGTAGAAAATCTTAGGATTGACACAAGACAAGGCAACATGAAAGACGTTGTAAAGCATGACACTCACATTCGGGGTGAACGATGCGGCACCAATAAATATGCTGAAAGCATGATTAGGGAATTAAAAAAGGAAATTGCTCAAGGCAAAGTGTTGAGGCAATTGGCAGAAAAATATGGGATGCCTGCGACAACTGTGTACGGCATTGCAGACGGACGGACGTGGGGTTGGCTATGAATGATGCTCCTTATAGAGCCGTAGAGTTCATTCTGAAAAACGCTCCTGCATATGCAAAAGCAAAAGCAGAACGAGTACAACTTGAGGAATTCAGAAAATCCAAGAAAGCGTTATTGATGAAAGACGCTATGACTCGGGGGCACGAAGCAGCAAATGCTCAAGAACGAGAGGCTTACGCGCACCATGAGTACCAAGAGTTGCTACACGGGCTTGCTGGTGCCATAGAAAAAGAAGAAACCTTGAAATGGCAACTAGAAGCAGCGCGGATGAAGTGTGATATTTGGCGCACTGAGCAAGCCAACGCCCGAATGGAAGTGAAAGCCACAGAATGAAGTTCCCTAAGCACTCCTATGTCCGCAGCCCTGCCCTGCTCAGGGCGGCAAGGGAGATTCCCTGCCAAAACTGCGGTGCCCAAGACGGCACGGTTTGTGCAGCGCACACAAACTGGCAAGGCGGGAAGGGAAAAGGGATCAAGGCAGACGATAACCTGATCGCTAGTCTTTGCTACAGGTGTCATTCGGCTATAGATCAGGGCGCAAACCTAACCAAAACCGACCGTCAAAAGATTTGGTTTGGGGCGCATAATAAGACGGTGGCACTATTGCAGGCTCGGGAACTATGGCCTACGGATGTGCCGGTCCCTGACTTCAAGGAATGACCATGCGATTTAAAGCCAGCATTCACCAAGAGCAAGTAGAGCAAAACGACCCGTTGATGGCGTTTACGATGCACATGCTCCATGCCGCCACTAATGCGCATATCCTGCATTGGACGCGCAAAGGACCGGGCGCATATGCTGCACATCAAGCCCTTGGATCGTTTTACGGCACATTGCCCGACTTGCTGGATATGTTTATTGAGTCATTCCAAGGCAAATACGGGTTGCTTACGGACTTTGTAGCCGACTACAAACTGCCCCCGACCAACCCGCTTGACTACATGAAGATGCTGCAAACCGAGGTGGCTACCCTGCGCCGCGCCCCCGGTTTCCCGCAAGACAGCGAACTACAGAACGAGGTGGACACCATTGCCAACCTCATCAACAACACGGTTTACAAACTAGAGAACCTACAGTAATTGCCCACGTTCCCGTACAACAAAAAGTGTTCCCACCTCGGATGCAAAAATCCAAGAAGCAGGCTTAATTCTTTCTGTCTGGAACACGGCGGGAAGCAAACAAGCGAACGGGACTACGACAGCATCTATCAGACCCCTGCATGGCGCACCATGCGGACAGCCCACATCACCAAGCAGCCGCTATGCCAAGCCTGCTTAAGTGAAGGCAGAGTACAAAGCGGAGAGCATGTAGATCACCTGTTTCCGTGGAGAAAGATAGGTAGGCAAGCCTTCTTCCAAAACACGCTGCAAACCCTTTGTGCAGGACACCACTCCCACAAGACAAGCCTAGAGCAACAGGGCATCTGTAGGCACTATCTTCCCGAAGGACACGAGGACTACCAAGTGTCCGATTGGTCCCAAAACGGGGAAAAGTTTTGAAACTTTTTAGTTTTTGATTTATTCCGAAGCAAGCGCGGTTGTAATTTCGTAGCGGTCTTAAGTTAGTAGGGGGTGTTAGCCAACTTATGCTACATTCGCGCCTATCTTAAGGAGGCTTTACATGAAAAAGTCCAGATTCATTATTGGTTATCTGAACGACCCGACCACTTGGGACAAGGCTGCGTTTGAAACGGCTATTCGGGGAGAGGTTGAAGCGTCTACGGGAACGCTTACGCCTAGCGATGAACTGCTTATTGGTTCGCTAGTTTTGACTGTGGATAGTCTTTTGGTTGCGGAAATGAACATTCGTCAAATGGGCCTAACCACGCAATACAACTCGGGCGAGGCAACTAGCCCTTGGTACAGGATCAGAACCGAGATGGCAGATAAGGCCATCAAGATTCTTGCTGAATTGGGATTGGTGGCTCGGGGTCGCCCGAAACTGAAAAATAAAGCCACGGAAGTAGATGAACTATTCGCCAACGCTTGAGAGTGCGTTTAAGTACGCTATTAGCGTAGTCCGGGGCGACATCCCGGCGTGTGAGGATGTCCAGTTAGCCTGCCAGCGATTCTTGGATGGGGTCGAACGTAAAGATGCGCCTTACGAGTTCGTCCCCGCCAAGGTCGAGCATGTGCTTAAGTTCGTTAAGTTTTGCCGCCACGTTAAAGGCCCGGAGGCAGGAAAGCCGATTGAACTGCAACCGTTTCAGGTTCTGTTCTTGGCTGGCATCTACGGATTCAGGGATAAGCGAGATCACTCAAGACGTTGGGTGACTGATGTCATTTTGTTCGTTCCGCGTAAGAGCGGGAAAACTACTCTTGCCTCTATCATCGCCCTATACGAACTTGTATTGGGAGATGCCGGTGCGGAAGTCTTTACCCTTGCCACGAATAGAGATCAGGCTTCCATCTGCTTTGATTCGTCTAAGGGCATTGTCGAGGGCATGGACCCTCAACTTGCAGCCAAATTCCTTGTATACCGCAGCGAAATCAAAAAAGCAGGCGATTCGACATCGACGTATCGTGCACTAAGCCGAGAGAACCGCAAAACCGGCGACGGCAAGAACCCGTCATGCGCCTTGATTGATGAGGCCGCTCAGATCACCGAGCGATCCTCTATTGAGGTGCTGCACTCCGGTATGGGTGCCCGCAAAAACCCCTTGCGGCTGTACCTGACTACTGCGTCCTTTACCCGCGAAACCAAGTTCTTTGAGGACTTGCAACACTATAAAGCGGTCTTAAGGGGCAGCGCAGAAGATACCTACAAGTGGTTTGGCCTGCTGTACTCCATTGATCCGGGCGATGAGTGGAGCAACCCGGCGGTCTGGGGCAAGGCTAACCCCATGCTCGGGGTGTCGGTCACTGCCGAGCACATTCAGCACATGGCAGACGAGGCGCAGAGCAAGCCTGCATCGCTTAACGAGTTCCTGTGCAAGCAACTGAACATTTATGTCTCGGCTAACACGGCATGGCTAGATCGGCGTTTCTGGGATGACTCTATCCAAGATATGCCGTCTGACCCGCCAGAGTCCACGTTTATTGCGTTTGACTTGGCGCAAAGCCGGGACTTGAATGCCGTCTGTACGCTGCACCGATACGGGGAAGAAAACTTCTTTGCTGAGTTCCAGTTCTTCTTGCCAGAGGAATCTTTGGACTTTGTGCCCAACCATTACAAGCCGATTTATGCGGAAGCAGCCCGTAGCGGCATTCTCAAGTTGACTCAGGGCAACGTAACCGATTTAACCGAGGTTCAGTCGTACATTGAGAACCAGTGCAAGAAGTACGAGGTCAAAGAAATCGGTTTTGACCCGTATAACGCCGCTGCATTAGTCGCAAACCTGTATGGCAATGGGTTGCCAGTCAAAAAGGTCGGTCAGGGCATGGCGGTGCTATCAAACCCGTCCAAGACTACCGAGCAACTGATTTTGAAGAAAGCAGTTCACCACAACGGCAATCCTTTTATCGGCTGGCAATTGGGCAACTGCGAGGTTTACACGGATGTGAACGGAAACGTCAAAGTTCGCAAGAACGAGGCTGACCCTGCCGCAAAGGTAGACGGCATCATTGCGCTGATTATGGCTATGCATTGCCATTTAGACAATGCCTACGTCGGAGAATCGTTTGGATTTAGGAGTTTTGAGTTATAGTTTGTGAGCAAATAGGAGCGTGACATGGCACTTTTTGACATCTTTCGTGCGAAAAAGCCCGAGCAAAACGAGGCAAACACGCTCTTTGGACAGACCGCACTAGGCAATAACGTCCTATATCAAGCCGGTCAAAAAACTCCTACAGCCTCTACTCAGATTCTGTATGTCACCACGGCAAGCACTACGAGTGCAGGCCGTCCGGTGGATATGTCGGTACTGACGCGGAACAGTACCGTTATGGCGTGTATTGGGGCTAAGGCTCGGGCTATTTCTCAGTTGCCCATCCGCGTGATGGCAGAAACTGAGTCAGGCGTTTATGTAGACGCACTGCGTAGCGATAAGGTCGGTGCCCGGGACAAGGCAAAGGCTAAGTCGGTACATAACCTTCTATCCAGCCCAAACAACTTTCAGTCCACTTATGAGTTCTGGTATCAGTGGCTGATGTGGCATGAGTTGTCAGGCGAGGCGTTTACCTTGTGGTGGCGCAAAGACCAAGACGTTCAGCAGCAGACCCCGCTAGAGATGTATGTGATGGATTCCACGCTGATTGCGGCGACCATCACCCCGACCCGTTACCCGTCCTACCGGCTGTCCACGCCCGCCTATGGGTTTAACAAGGACCAGCAACTAGCCTACTACCAGATCATGCACGTTAAAGACGCCGCATGGCAGGGTTCTGCGGGCTTTAACAAAGGCATCTTGGCGACCGAACTTGTTGCACTAGATCAGGATATTGATCTGTACGCAAACTACATCATGCAAAACGGCGCAAAGCCTTCTGGCCTGTTTGTGACCGAGGCGACCATCCCTGACGCCAAATACAAAGAAATTGCCGCCCGGATTAAGGAAACGTGGAACCAGATGACGGGTTCACGGACTTCTGACCAGAGCAAAGCGGGTCAGGGAATGTTGTTGGATGCAGGCATGAAATACATGCCGATTGACATGCTGACCCTTCAGGACACTGACGCTGCCAAACTCAAAGAACAGACCATGAAGCGGATTTGCGGCCTGTTTGGGGTGCCGTATTCAATGATCGGCGTTGGCGAGGGCAAGTACAACAATACCCAAACCATGCTGGACGAGTTCTATAAGTCCACGATGTACCCGCTGTTGGTTAACGTCCAGCAGAAACTGAAGCAACACCTTTTTTCTGGCTACCCGTCGCTTTCCATTCGGTTTGATACCCGCGATTTCCTTAAAGGCGCTCCGCTGGACCAAATGAACTTTGTGGTGGCGGCGGTTAGCAACGGGATCATGACGCCAAATGAGGCTCGGGAGTATCTGGCTATGCCAGAAATGCCCGGAGCGGATTCCCTAAATGCGGGCAAGTCTGCCGATCCGATTCCCGGCAGTAGCCCTCAAGACACAGGCGGCGGGGGTGGAAATCAAACCCGCAAAATGAATATCGGTCAGACCTAAAAAAATTGTGTCGCTGATTTTTCGGTTAGTGGTAGCATCTTTGGCAACATATAAGCCACATGAGCAGCCAAAGCCCAAAAGGGGCAGGCCGCCGAAAATAAAAGACATTGACCAATCAAAAGTCGATGGAGTGATACATGACCAAACAGATGATGATGCTTTGCGAGGCCAAACTGGTCGTAGAAAAGCAAGGCGACCAAGAGCCTACGGGCAAGATTGAGGCGCGAGTCACCACTTGGGGACCGCGAGAAGGCGCTGATGGTCGGCGCTTTTTTTATAAGCCCGAAGGATTCATGGATTGGGCAAAAGAGTTTTCTGCCCAAGGTCGCCCGCTTCCCATGTTTGTTAACCACGCAGCGGACGCTATTCCCGTTGGTGAATGGACCTCTTTTGAGTTTGACGATCAGGGCATGACCGCAGAAGGGCGTCTTTATCTAAATACCACGCAAGGCTCTGATCTTTACCAAGTTATGAACGAATCGCCTGCCATGTTTGGCGGCGTTTCTGTTGGCGCATACGCCGATGAGTATTCTTGGGTTAAAGAAGATGGTTCGTTGTACAAAATTGACAACGATGACGATGATGAGGATGAAGGCTACTTCCAAATCACCAAAGGCGGCTTGCGTGAAGTGTCTGTGGTGATGTACCCGAATAACCCCAAAGCAGAAGTCAGCAAACTGGAGTTCTTCCGTGCTGATGGCACTGCGGATCTGAAGGTTTTGGAGAAAGCGTTGCGTGAAGCAGGGCTATCCAAGAAAGATGCGGTCGCAGCCGCGTCTATCTTCAAGCGTGTGATGGAGCAGCGTGAGGTTGCCCCGGAGCAACTTGAAAATGCGCCGACTCAGCGTGATGCCGATGCGGATGCGACCAAAGAAATCCTGCTTGCTCTTGAGCAGCGGGAACTTGTCAAACTTCTTTCTAAGAGGATCAAATGAAAGAAATCATCGAAAAACTGGACGCAATCGAAGCGTCTAACGTCGCTGCTGTTGAGGCTGTCAAAGCCGAGGCCGTGGCTGCTGTCGAGGCCGCTAAGGCTGAAATGAGTGAGAAGGTTGCTGCTCTGGAAGCCAAAGTGGCGACCGTGCAGGCTCCCGCCATCATTCGTCCTATTGCCAAGACCGTTCGCACCGATGTGAACCGCGCAGTGCGTGAACAACTGTCTGGTTTCTACAAGTCGGGCAAGCAACTTGAGAAAGAAATCAAGATGTTTGCGGACGAGAGCCAGTATCAGGCTTACCTGACGGAAGCCTCTGCCCTTACCGCTGGCGGTGATGGCAAGGGTGGTCGTACTGCGTATGACCCGGTGTTCGTCGCTCTGCGTCTGCGTAACCCGCTGCGCGGCGTGTCGCGTACCGTGGCTACCGATGGTTCGTCGTATCAGTTCCGCGTCAAGACCGGCAACGCTGGCGCACAATGGGGCTATGCGATCCAGAACAACGGCGCAGGCACGACTGAAGATACGTCGATTTGGCAACTGGTGCTGAAAGACATCAACGTGCAATTCCCGATCCGTACTGCGGCTCTGGACGATATTGATGGCCTTGAGGCTAACGTCGTTGATGACATGCTGGCTGAGTTCTCTCAGGCAGAAGGTCTGTCGATGATTGTTAACAACGACCAGTCGGGCACTGGCACCTCGGTTTCTACCGGTGGCGCTGATGGCCTGCGCGGTCTGGATCAGTACGCTGGCGCAAACGCTACCTACACGGGTGGTACTTGCTCTACTGCGTCGTTTGGTTCGTCGGGCACTGGTTCTTCCAGCGGTCTGCACAACCTTGCGACCTACGACCAGTTGACCACGAACGCCAACACCGTTGGTGCCAACAACATCACCTACAAGGACGTTGTTAACTTCGTGTACAGCCTGCCTCAGCAGTACTGGACCCCGGACGCTCGCTTCATGATCTCCCCGATCCTGCTGCAAGCAATCCGTGGCCTGACCGACACCAACGGCGCTCCGATCTTCAACCGTAATGAAGGTCTGTCTGTCGAGGGTATCGTTGGTCAACTGATGGGCTTTGATGTGGTGGTGAACAAGTACCTTGACACCCCCTCGCAGACCTCGACTGGCGCTGCTGGCACCACTAGCCTGTACCCGATGTACTTCGCTGACTGGTCGCGCTTCCACACCATCGTTGATCGCCTCAACATGGTGGTGCGTCGCTACGACCAGACGCTGCCCGGTTTCATCACTTTCTACGGTGAAAAGCGACTGGCAACGTCGGTTCGTGACCCGAACGCTGGTGTGCGCTACCGCAGCACAGGAACCGCTACCTGATGAAACGGGGGGACTACGGTCCCCCCTTTCTCCGTTTCACTTAGGAATTGACATGAGCATCACCGAAAAAATCCTTGACGGCATCAAGCGGGCCATTCACGAAGGCAACAAACAGACGATTGATCTGCGTGAAGCCTCTGCGATCACCGGCTCGGGTTCTGGTGTCGGTGGTAATGTTGTTTTTGACGATGCGTTTTCTGTCCTGCGATACTCCAACCCGTTCCGTATGGGTTCGCGGCAGATTACTGTCTCTGGCTCTGACGCTCAGTTCGTCGCCAAGACGGGTAACGCAGCAAACTCTACGAATCCTTGGGGCTACACCTTCACCCCAAACACTGGCTCCCCCAACGTCGATACGTCGATTTGGCAGTTGCCGGTGCGTGTCATCGTTGCCCAACTCCCGATCCGCACTGCGGTGCTGTCAGATGTGAACAATCTGCCGGTTGAGTTGGTCGAGGACATGATGATGGAATTCAGCCAACTTGAAGCCGCGTCGATGGCGGGCAACAACGATCAGGCTGGAAGCACGACCACTTCTACAGGCGCAACTAGCGGTCTGCGCGGTCTGGACTACTACGCTAGTGGCGCAACGTCCGCTTTTGGCACCTCGGGCACCGCAATTACCAACGGCATCCATACGATTGCCACGGTGTCCCTTGGCGGCTCTGCGGTGACGTACAACAAGATTGTGGACGCGGCTAAAGCCCTGCCTGCACAGTATTGGGCGCTGCCGGGTACTGCTTGGCATATGTCGCCTGACATGATTCTTGCCCTGCGTCAGTTGAAGGACACGCAAGGTCTGCCGCTGTTCCTTGAGATCGGCGATAAGGATGGCGCGGCTATCGGCAACGTGTTTGGCTTCCCGGTGATTCCGAACCCGTACCTGTCGGCGGCTTTCCCGATCTATCTGGCTAACTGGCCCCGCTTCTTGACCATCGGTGACACCGAGCAGTTCAACGTGCAGATGTACGAACAAACCGCTCCGGGCTTTGTGACCATGTTTGCTGAGAAGCGTATGGTTAGCACGGTCCTGAACCCGTTTGCCGGTGTGCGAGTGAGCGCAGCGTAATGGCAGCACAAGACTACATCATGGGCTACCCCTTTGCGGGGGTAACTCGTAATCCGTTCAACTACGTCAAGTTTGAGCAGATTGACCGCGATGTGGTCACGCCTTGGCTGACTTTGGACGAGATTTCTCAGCAGATTAATCTGTATGAAGACGAGTCTCAGGACGTTTATCTAAAGTCGCTAGAGTTAGCGGTGCGTCAGGCAGTAGAGGACTATCTTGGGCTGTCTATTTTCCCGGTGACGTACCGGGTTTGGTACGGGCCTGAGAGTCTGACTGCCACGCCTTGCGCCCTTGATTTGCCCGAAGTTAGCCAAAACCAATACCCGAATCAGTCGGGTGTCACGATTGAGGCTGTTAAATACTACAACTCAAACGTGCCGGCAACGATTACCACGGTTGCAACAAATCAGTACCAGTACGATCCGACCGGCAATAAGGTAATTGTTCAATCCCTGCCGAGCGACATCAACAGCAACATGACTGCGCCGATCATTGTGGAATACACAACTGCGCCGAACCCGTTGCAGACGTACCCGGTCATCAAGCAGGCGGCTCTGTTGCTGTACACGCACTTGTACAACAATCGTTCTAACAGCACCGAGGCCAACCTGAAAGACATTCCGTTTGGCTTTACTGCCTTGCTGAAACCTTACAAACCACTAATCATGTGACTATGTATTACACATACGTTCATGTTACCGCTGATACTGGCAACATTTTTTATGTTGGCAAAGGTACTGGTCGTCGCATGAATCGACGCGATGCCAGAAATCAGCACTGGTGGAATGTGGTCAACAAGCACGGATATAAAGTACAAAAACTCGCTGATTGGTCTAGTGAAGCAGAAGCGTTTGAGCATGAAAAAGTATTGATTTCGTGCTTCAAGGACATGGGCTTCAAGTTGGTCAATCAAAGTAGCGGCGGCGATGGTAATGATGCCGCAGGCGGGTTGTCATTCAAAGGCAAAAAGCATACAGAACAAGCAAAACTGAAATGCAAAGTTGCCAACCTTGGCAAAAAAGCATCAGAAGAAGCCAAGCAAAAAAACAGACAAAAGCATCAAAAACAAATAAAAATCAATGGCATCATCTATCCTAGTTGGCACGATGCAAGTGTCGCAACAGGTATCCCTGTCGGAAGTTTGTCGTGGTTGATGAAACCAACAAAGAGAACAAAGAAGTGGGTTGGCTTTGTTGTTGAAGCGGTCATGTAATGTCGATCAAGCGATACGAAAACATCCGCATCAATTCGCTGACTTTTGACAAATCGGCGTTTGGTGAGCAAACCACAACTATTACAAAGTGGTTTGACACCCGTGCGCTGGTGTCGGATGTGGCTAATAGCCTGCGTATTTCGGAGAGATATCGTGTCTACCAAGACATGACCAACTTTATGATTAACTATACGCTAAACGCCAAAACGATTGTGAACAGGCAAGACCTGTACTCAATCACATGGCGCGGGCATGATTGGCGTATTACTGACGTTCGTGAAACCAACGACCGGCAACACGTTATTTTGATGTGCTACCGGACTGACCCGGTGACGGCGGTGTAATGGCGGCGCAACTTAACCCGGTCAATTACGGTCAGGCTATTCAGTACCAACTGAGCCAGATCGTCACGCCCGTGCCCGTGTACGCGGCGTTTAACCGAAACTTTGCCACGCAACCTAAGTTCATCACTTGGACGCTGAGGAACGTGCACCAGCCGGTCTATACAGGTCCGGTGCAATCCGTAAAAGGCATTGACCGTCCTGTTTTTCAGATCAGTATTTACACCCAAGTGATTGAGGATGGTTTCACTATTTCCAATCAAATACTACAATCTTTGCACGGTTATAGCGGGTTGTTTGGCGGGCCTACTTATGGGTTCAACATCAGCAAAGCAGATGTGATGTGGCTTTACAACTCGTATGACAACGAAGAAAAATTGGCGCAAATCTTCTTAGATTGCATCTTGGACATTCCAGCATAAGACACTTGTTTAACTTACTGGAGAATTGAAATGGCGATTCCAAACAAAGTGTTGCCCGGTTTTAGTGCGGCGCTTTATGCTCAGTCCGGTGCAACTCCGACTGTGCTGACTAATACGCAATTGGCTACTTGGGCTAACGTGTCGGCAATTGCTATCACGGCAAACCTGTTGCCTGTGGAAGCAGTGCCTGCCTTTGGCATGGACGATGCAATGGCGAACTACTCCGTTGCAGGGTCGCGTCAGTCTGACAAGATTCCCACGCAGTCCGCACCTACTTCCATGTCGATTACTGCTGCATGGAACCCGGCAGACACGCAACTGTTGGCAATGCGGGCAGACGCAGAAAACGGCACGATTGACCGCACGTTTGTGGTGACTGCAAGTGATGGCACCAACATCGTTGCATATGCCTTTAACGGTCGAGTTGGCAACTTCCAGATTGATGCCCAACCCGGCGCAGAAGCCAAATGCAATTTCACTGTTCACCCGCGTGGAAACCAGTACGGCTGGTCCAACAACACCTAAGAGGTAAATCATGGCACTTCCGAATAAAGTCCTTCCCGGTTTTAGTGCAGCCCTCTGGATGCAGAGTGCTGCTACTCCCACGCCTCTTAGCACTGCCAACCTGTCTGTCTGGTCGGCACAAGTGGCTACGATTGTCGGCACTGCTGCTGGTGGCACTGGTGCTGCTGGTGTGCAACTGCCTGTTGAGGCTGTTCCTGCTTTCGGCATGGATGACGCGATGGCGAACTACTCTGTCGCTGGTTCGCGTCAGTCGGACAAAATCCCGACCCAATCCGCTCCGACCAGCATGAGCATTACGGCAGCGTGGAATCCCAACGATTCGGCACTGCTGCAAATCCGCTCAGACGCCTATAACGGCACCGTAGACCGCACGTTTGTGGTGTCGGCATATGACGGCACCAACACCGTCGCTTATGCGTTTAACGGGCGCGTAGGCAACTTCCAGATCGACGCGCAGCCGGGTGCCGAGGCGAAGTGCAACTTTACGGTGCATCCGCGTGGCAACCAGTACGGTTGGAGCAACTCGTGAAACTTGCTGACGCTGTAAAAATGCTGACCGCAGTGGAGGGCGATCTCGCCCTTGCTGCGCGAGGCATTGAAGTCGATCAGAAAGAACTTGCTGCTGCCTTGGCTAAGGCTAACGCCGACAGTGCCGAGGCAGTAGTAATGCGTATGCTTGTGAAAGCGGCGCAACCTGAACCGGCACCGCCTGAAGAATAGATAAGATGACGACAATACAAAACACGAATGATCTGCTGACATTCCTAGAGCGTCAAGCAGAACAAAGGCCAGATTGGTTTGGTTGGAAGCAGCAAAAACTGACCGCAATCAGTCTGATCCACGACATTGCGGCGCGTCATGCAAGTACCATGAGTCCACAGCAAATTGTGGACTATGTGGTGTTGCTTAATCAAACGATCTACGAAAAGATCATCAAGGTCAAATAATGGGCGGCGTATCCATCAAACTTGAGGGTTTGGGGGATGTGACCGCAGCGTTTGACTCCCTAGCCGCTGAGATTGGCGACAAAAAAGCCAACAGCAAAGTTTTGGTTCCTGCTGCACGGGAGGCAATGAAACCAGTTCTTACTGCGGCGCAACAAAATGCTCCCGTTGACAGCGGTGCTTTGCGGATGATGCTTCAGGTTGAGGCCCGCAGGCCCACCCGCAGAGATAGACGCAGCAAATACATCACCGAATCCGATAACGTCATTGCGTTAGTTACTACTGCTTCAGGCAAAAAGATGAAGCAATGGAACGAGGCAATGGGAACGGAAAAAGGCCGCGCAAGGATTCAGCGCAGGCTCAAAAAAGCCGGGATGACTTCCGAACAAATCCGGGAGTTCAAAGGGTTCAAGAGTGACGCACGGGCTGTAGCGCAAGAGTTTGGCACGGCGCGTAACCCTGAGCAGCCGTATCTGCGTCCTGCCTTAGAGGCGAACGCGCAGACTACTGTAAACAGACTAGCGGCAATCTTGAAGCGCCGCATTGAACAATACAAGGCAAAACAGAAATGAGCAAACTCTCTAGCGCACTTGGCGCAAACTACGAACAGAAACGCCGCGATTTCCTGACCCGCAAGTTTGAACTTGGCGGGCATACGTTTAAGGTACGGATTCCCTTGGTATCGGAATCGGATGCCATTTACAAGCGCATTACAGAACCCAACGAGGCGCGTGTAGAAGAACTGTACAAACAGATGGCAGAGCCGCTGATGCAATATAAAGATGTTGCTGGCGAGGAATTTGAGTTCAAGGATGGCGACATTCTTGTACAGGGCAAAAGTCTACGGGAAGCAGCCAAGATCAAAGCGCAAACCGAGACACGGATTGTCGAGTACATCAAGTTGTTGGTTCCAGAAATGGAAGGCGCAAGCCTAGAAAACCTAACTTACGAGGATGTGGAGTCCGAGTGGCCCCTAAGTGTGCAGTTGACTTTGTGCGAAAAGATTGGGGAAGTGATTAGTCCCGGATACAAGGAAACGCGGGGAAACTAATTGGCTCGTTAAGGTCGCAAGTTGAAGCGGCAATGATCTTTAACGGGCATACGCACGACTCCATAGCCGCATTAGATGACTTAACTATGCTGCAAATTCAGACCATGTATGCAGATGGGGTCATCGGAACTCATAAAACCATTGAACTTTTAGGCACTCTAATTAACGGGGTGTTTAACTACATGCGCCCTGCTGGAGCGCCAGCATATCAACTAGCCAAGATTATTAGTTCCGCTTACGATTATCTTTACCCGCCACTGTCTCCTGAGCAGCAGAAAAAAGCCGCAAGTGATGGGTTGCTGGCGTTCATGATGCAAGCGCCGGGATTTAACGCAGACATGATGAAGGCAAAAAATGGCTAACATGATTGCCCGTTTGGGCGTGGTCTTGGGCCTTGACAGCGCAGAGTTTGTCAGGGGCATTGAGTCTGCGTCCAGAAAACTTGAGCAGTTTGAACAAGCCGTTGGAAAATACGGGGCTGCTGCTGCAGCCGCCTTAACTGCTGCGTCTTTTGCTGCGCTGCGGTATGCCGATGAAATGGTAGACGTTGCCAAGGCAAACGACGTAGCCGTAGATTCGGTTGTCAAACTGTCAAACGCTTTGGCTTTGTCGGGCGGCAAGGCTGAAGATGTCAGCAAAATCTTTGCCAGTTTCAGCAACTTTGTGGATAAGGCTTCTGACGGTTCGTTAGAGGCTCAAAAGTCGTTCGCCAAGATTGGCGTGTCGCTTAAGGATTTGGGTCAACTGTCTAGCACTGAGTTGTTTGATAAAACGGTGCGGGCGCTGGCGGCGATTGAGGACCCGATTACCCGCAACGCTAAAGCAATGGAAATGCTTGGCAAAGCGGCTAAAGGCGTAGACATCCGCGAATTGCTGACCCAAATGGAAGAAGGCAAAACGCTTGCAGATGAGCAAGCCAAAGCCCTTGAGAAAGCCGCAGAGGTTTATGACCTGATTACTAAGTCCGGTCGCCAGTTTATGTTGATGCTGGCTACAGAACTTGGCACTCCCCTGAAGGCGACTATTGATTACTTTAGGGAGATGACCGGCGAAGTGTTCTCGTTTGGCAACGGATTTAAGACCGTATTCCAAACAGTTGCTGTATTGGCGGCAAACACCGGATTTGTCATCAAGCAAATTGTTGGTGACATGGTGGCGTTGGGGCGCGTCATTGTTGCGTTTCAGACGTTTAACTACAAAGACGTTCCTAAGATTTTGAGCGAGGCGATGGATCGCGCACAAAGCGACCGCGCCCGGTTAGATCAGTTTGAACGCACGGTTATGGGCACCGGCGACTTGCGGCGTGGGCTGGATGACCCGCGTATTGTGGGTCGTAGCGGCGCAGTAGGTAGGGCAGTAACGCCTGCAAAAGATCCAGAAGCAGAAAAACGCGCAAGAGAAGCAGAAAGATTGCGCGAAAAAATGGAAAAGTATGTTTTGCAGAAACAGCAAGATGCACTAAAAGTACAAGAGCAAATCAATGTTGAGGCAATTCAATACAGCGATCAATTGCAAAAAAATGGCTTGGCGTTGTATGACATGCAAAAAGCCGAAATGCAAAGACTTGGGTTAGAAAAACAATTACTAGAGATTGAAATGAATCGCGGCAAATTGTTGCCCGAGCAAGTGCAATATCAAAAAGATATGGCAATGCTTTACAAAGAGCATCAAAACAATTTGCAAAAGATTTACAACGCTGAAATTTCCCGAGAAGAACGAGAGCGTGCAAACCGACAGGAAACCGAAAACTATTATCGTCGCCTTGAACTTGCTCAGCAGAAACTAGATCAAGCGATGGAAAAGCGGCGCGGTTCGTTTGAAGAAGGCTTCATGGGGAAAATGCAAGAATTCTTCCGCGACGTGCCGACTCAAATGGAAATTGGCGCGCAGGCTTTTGATTCGGTCATGGGCAACATGACTCGCGCTATTGATAACTTTACTCGCACAGGCAAGTTGTCATTTAAGGAACTTACTCGCAGCATCATCCAAGACCTTATTCGAATTCAACTGCAATCGCAGATGACTTCAATTTTTAAGACGTTTATTGGATCAATTTTTGGTGGTGGCATTCGTGGAACCGGGCTAAATTCGGTTGGTGCTACTGGTGGTTATAACTCGCTTGCTGCATTTGCGGATGGCGGGTCTATTGGACAAGGACAGCCCGCTTTGGTTGGTGAGCGTGGCCCGGAATTGTTTGTTCCCCGTTCCGCTGGAACTATTGTTCCTAACCATGTATTAGGTGGCGGCGGCACAACCAACGTCACCAACAACTACATTCAGGCAATTGATGTGCAATCGTTTGAGCAGCGTCTGCTTGGCTCAAGCAACACCATCTGGGCGGCTAACCAGTACGCACAGAAATCTCTGGCGACCGGCAGGGGTAGGACATGAGTTTCCAAACAATCTTCAATATCCAACAGTCCATGACGGTGAACAACCGCAGGACCATTGGACAGATGTACTCCCGCAGCGGTCAGATGACGGTCGCTCAGTACCTCACGACTGTGCCGTGGGTGTTTACAGTAGTTCCGCACAACTACCTGTACTACCCACAAGTCAGGGATGTGATTCAGACCATCGACAACCTCGATCGTCAGAACACCGAAACGATCACGTTTAACAACGCCAATCTGTCTTGGTTCACTGAGTATCGTGGAGATGCAAGTTCTACTCCGACAGGTATCCAGATCAACACGCAGCCTGCCGCAAACGCAACCACCTTGGTTCTAAAAACCCTGCCTACGATGTCCTCTAGTGCGTATCTGTTCCGCGCTGGTGATTTCATTATGGTTAGTGGATACACCTACAAGATCACGGCAGATGTCCTGCGTGGGGCTGGAAGCACGGTATCTGTAGGCATTCACAGGCCGGTCATTGGCACTCCTGCGGTCAATACAGCAGTTTCTTGTGGTGCCAACTGTACGTTTACCGTCATTGCAGAACAATGCCCAACGTACACGCTTACGCCTATGACCAATGGCGCGTTTGTGAATTGGGACAATTCGTTTGTCTTTAGAGAATACATCGTATGAGCACGACAATAAACGCAGTAACCTCACCGAGCATTCGGCATGGTGAGTTTGTTCGCCTGACTGTAGGTACTGCCGCCACGGTCTACACGTTCTGTAATGCTGCCGCGCCTATCACGGTCAACGGCATTACCTTTACTGCGCTAAATGCTTTGCTGTCGGTCGGGGATGTCCAGCGGGACATTAAATCAACCTCGGACGATATGACCATCACCCTGACGGGTATCAATCCCACCTACGTCAGCCTGATCCTGTCCAGCGACATCAAGGGTTCCTTGGTGGAAGTGTGGCGCGGGTTCTTTGACTCCAACAACCAGATCATTACCACGCCCACTACGCAGTTCTTTAAGAGGTATCAGGGCATCATCAATAACGTCAGTATCAGCGAGAACTGGAACGAGCAAATTCGTGAGCGGGTAGCCACTTGCTCAATCTCGTCTAGTTCCATGCGACGGATTCTGGAAAACCGGATGTCCGGGATCAAGACCAATCGGGTGAACTGGCAGGCTGTATATCCAAGCGATACGTCGATGAACCGGGTGGCGCAGATCAGCAATACCTACTTTGACTTTGGACAGCCGCCCAAAACACAGACTACCTCTGTGCAACCATCAGAAAATGCGCCGATGGACTTGACATGATAAGACGGGCGACAAGATACGACATTCCAAGACTGCTGGAGTTTGTGGAGGCATATGCATATGCCAATCCAGTCAAGACGCTTGGCAATCCGGTTAATCACAATCCCAAGTATGTAGAGCAACTTCTGTTTGAGATCATCATGGGCAAGGGATTTGCCTTGATAGATAAACAGATGCGCGGGACAATTATTGCTGTAAAGCAACACAATATTTGGTGTCCCAACGTGCGCGAACTTCACGAACTTTTGTGGTGGGTCGATCCAGAGAACCGCACAGGCACTTTGGGAGGCAGGCTATGGAAAGAGTTTGACGATATAGCCCACCAAATGCTGGAAAACAAAGAGGTAGATGTAGTGTTTACCTCAGTCTCGGCTACTGGCCCATTGATTGATTACACCAAGCGTGGCTACAAGGCTATGGGTGCATCGTTTTTCAGGGAATAAATCATGGTCGGATCAATGATCGTTGCAACTATAGCGGGCACTACTGCCGCTGGTGTTGCTGCTAGTTTTGCGCTTACGGCTGCGGCATTTGCCGTGAATTTTGCCGTGTCGTACATCGTCAATAGGATGTTTGCTCCGAACCTAGACGATAAACAAACCACAAACAACCGAGAGCAAGTTCCCCCGACTACAGACAACGCAATTCCTGTTGTCTATGGCGATGCCTACCTTGGGGGCACGTTTGTAGATGCTGCGCTTAGTAGCAACCAAAACGTCATGTACTACACGCTGGCGATCTCCAGCATTAGTGACAACGGGCAGTTTACGTTTGACACCACAAAGTTTTACTACGGTGGGCGACTCATTACCTTTGACGGCACCGACCAGACCAAGGTTGTGAGCCTGACGGACGATGCTGGCAACGTAGATACGAAGATCAACGGCAACCTGTTTATTAGCCTGTTTACGTCTACGTCGGCTGGAACGATTACCCGCGTCAACACAGGCTACTACCCGTGGCAGATTTACGGTTCTACTAGCCCGTCCCCCGTTTATTCCGCTAACTTGGTTCCTGCGGCGCAGCAATGGGCAAGCACAAACCGGAACATGAACGGGCTAGCGTTTGCTGTTGTGGCTTTGTTCTACAACGCAGAGGCCGGGACTACATCGCTTCAACCAATCACATTTAAGGTCAAACATGCCTTAAATGGCACGGGTGTCGCCAAACCGGGTGATGTTTGGTACGACTACATGACCAACGACATCTATGGTTGTGCCATTGATGCGGCGTATGTAGACAGCACTGCGGCGACTACCCTTAACACTTACGCTGACCAAACTATCTCCTACACGCCTTCTGGCGGCGGGTCGGCTACGCAGGCCCGGTATCGCATCAACGGGGTGTTGACCGGCAACGTGTCTTGTCTGGAAAACGTAGACAAGATTCTGAATGCTTGCGATTCTTGGATGACGTACAACGCTGCGTCAGGCAAGTGGTCAGTTGTAGTCAACAAGGCAGAAAGCGCATCATTTGCGTTTAACGACACGAACATCGTAGGTGAGATTCGTGTCAGTGCTACGGACATTACCTCAAGCGTCAACCAGATTGAGGCGCGGTTCCCATTCAAGGAAAACAAAGACCAACCTAATTTTGTATTCCTGCAAACGCCTGCTGGTTTGTTGTACCCGAACGAGCCGGTCAACAAGACATCCGTTACCTACGATCTAGTCAACGATTCGGTGCAGGCTCAATACCTTGCCAACCGGGTTCTGGAGCAAGCCCGCGAGGACTTGATCGTCAGTTTCAACACTACTTACTACGGCATTCAGGTTGATGCTGGTGATGTGGTGAGCGTGACCAACACAGACTATGGCTGGTCTGCCAAGTTGTTCCGTGTGATGAAGGTCAACGAGGTTTCCTTGCCTGACGGCAACCTCGGGGCGCGGCTGGAAATGGCTGAGTACAGCGCGGCTGTCTACGACGATGCCACGATCACAGAATACGCTCCGGTCGCCAACAGCGGTCTTGCTGCGCCTGAATACTTCTCTGGCCTGTCCGCGCCAACGATCCCGGCATCTCGTCCCGCAGTCCAGATTCCATCATTTGACGTTGCTGTCACTGTGCCTACGACCGGCAGGGTGATGTGGATTGAACTGTTCTATACGACCAGTGCCGTCCCGACCACGGCAGACTGGAAGTCGTTGATGGTGGCTACGCAGTCGAATAGCCAACCGTTTACCAATTCATCGACGTACACGTTCCTAAACCAAGTCCTGCCTGCGGGGACGTACTACTTTGGCTACAAGGTAGGAAACGAAAACGGGCAGTCGGTTATCAGCGGCGTTAGTGCTGCGCTGGTGTGGAACCCGGTAGGTATTGCTGGCACCAACAGTGCTACGGTGTACCTGTACAACAAAAACAATTCAATAACGCCGCCTACGCTGTTCTCTGGCCCGTTTCTTTATACGTTTTCAACCGGCGTGTTGTCACTTGAAACAGGTGGTGCATTTAATGGATGGTCGCAAACTATCCCTACGTTATCGACAGGCGAGTATTTGTTTGTCTCATTTGCCACGGCAACAAGTAATGCTGCAACAGTCACACTGCAAACAGCAAACTTTAGCGCAGCGCAATTATTTTCCAACATAGCTGCTAACACAGCAATTGTTAGTATTTATCAAAAAAATACTAGTGCAACCGTTGCTCCTGCCAATCCAAGCGGCACATTTACATATACGTTTGCAACTGGTACGTTGTCGGGTGGAACTTTTAATGGATGGTCCCAAAGTTTTCCGGTGCTTGGTGTTGGTGAATATGCGTGGATAAAACAAGCAACGGCATATAGTGCAGATGCAACAGCCTCAATTCCTGCTGCTTCATTTACTACGTCAAGAGTTGTAAGCGCATTAGGTCCAACTGGTCCTACCGGTATTACTGGACCAACCGGAACAGCAGGCCCAACCGGCAATACAGGACCAACCGGAACACAAAACGCAAGACCGGTTGTGTATCAATGGGCTTTGTCAATTCCATCTGCTCCAACTGGAACAAGCACATATACATGGAGTACAGGAACATTTACGCCTACTCCTGCGGGGTGGACAACAACGCCCGGATCACCGCCCACGCTTGGATTTACGTTATGGGCTGCAACAGTTAACTTGGTTGAAACAGGAGGATCGCCTACATCAACAATTAACTGGACGCTTGCTTCTATTACTGCATCTGGTTATGCAGGAACAAATGGGGTAACTGGCCCGACTGGTCCTAGTGTCACAGGTCCGGCAGGTACTTCTGCCCGAATTATGTTTGCTCGTATTGCAAGCAATCCAACACCTGTTAGCGGAAATGTCACCGTATCTGGAGACAACCGACCAACCGGCACGCAAGCAAGTGCCGTATGGGGTGCTGCATTTAACGTTACATGGTCTGCAACTGATCCTGATCCATCAAGCAATAACTCGTTGTATCAATCTGATGGTCTTTGGAATGGAACAAATACGATTTGGTCTACGCCTTACATTTCTAGTTTGAAAGTTGGTTCTTTGTCGGCTATTACCGTAAATACGGGCGCGCTGACAGTTCAAGATACTTTGACAATCAATACGCTAGGCAAGATTCTTGGCGGTCAAACCGACTACGCTACAGGCACAGGATTTTTCCTTGGCTATAGCGGGGCGTACAAGTTTTCTATCGGAGACAGTACAAAGTATTTGCGGTGGGATGGTTCTAACCTTAATTTCACAGGCAATTTAGACACCACAGGTCAATTGATTGGTCGAGGTGTCATTACATCTGGTGTAGTTACGGCATCCATTTATGGCGCTGGATTGACTGCTGATAGTGCTACTGCGCGAGTAGGTGTTCTTGGTGTTTCTGATAAATCGCATGGTTTGTTTGGACAAACTAATGCTGGTTCATCATTTGCTGGTTCTTGGGCAGTAGGTAATGGCTCTGGTAGTTATGGTGTTCTGGGACAAGTTAACACTACTAACAATCCATCTGGAACAGGCGTAAGGGGCGAAACAAGCACCGGATATGGTGTTTATGGAACAGCAATAAGTACCTCTGGCATTGCTGTATATGCCGATGGACGTTTGGAGGCAACAAAAACAATTCGCACTACTGGTGTGCAAGTGCCTTCATCGGGAACTGGTATAGAACTAGCCTATTCATCTGGCGTTGGTTATGTTGTTTCGTATGACCGAGGCACAAGCACTGCCAAACCATTTGAAATCATTAGTAGTTCTACAACGCTAGGTGGAACAGCGGCCATCCCGGCTACATCTACGTCTACTGGAACTGTAGGCCAGATTGCTTGGGATGCTTCCCATCTGTATGTGTGCGTCGCTTCAAACTCTTGGCGGCGTGTGGCCCTATCAACATTCTGAGGTCAATATGGCAATTCAATGTAACTACACATGGCGCGGCGTGACTATTGCGGATGCCTACATTCGGGTGGAAACCATTGCGGGTGGCAAACGGGACGGGTTTATCGTTCCCAACATTCCGTTTGACCCTAAGTGGCGGGCAGTCATCGGGGTGTACGCAAATGCCAATCAGCCTGAGCCATTCATCAAACTAGACATCAGCATTCCGTGGGATGGGGACAATTCGCCCTATCCGGGGTTGTATGCCGCACTTAAAGCCATGCCTGAATTTAGTGGCGCAACGGATTGTTGACTTTTTGCTAAGTCCGTAGAATTAAGACAAGACACCGTAGCCCTGCGAGTACGCGGGGAGCGTAACAACCTGAGAGCAGGGAGTTGTCGTGGCAACACTATATTGGTTGCGTTTGTCAGAACATGCCGACCCTTTTTTGCAAGGGTATATTGGCGTTGCCGATGACATGACCAAGCGATTGCGTTCACACAAGCATCGCTTTAAGCACTTGTGGTCACAAATTATTGTGCAGCCGCTAGTAGTTGCCGGAAAAGACTACTGCTTTGAACTTGAAAAGCAATTGCGCCCTAAACGCAATGTTGGGTGGAATCGTGCTTGTGGCGGCAAACGCAACAATGCCATGTTTGGTGTTGAAAACCCCAATTTTGGAAAACTTGGTCAACAAGCCCCGCACTTTATTGGATGGTATGTCACGCCACTAGGTCGGTTTGATAGGCCAGAAGATGCCGCAAAGGCACATAAATGCGCTGCATCAACGATTGCTCGGAGATGTAGAGGAAGAACTGTAAACGGTAAATTTTTGCCGCCACATGACGGCTACGCATTTGAGCAGAAAGTAGCAGGGTAAGATCATCGCTATCTTCAATAAAAATACGCTGGCACAAGTCAGTGGATTCGACAATCCTATTCTTGCTGGTGAACTTGTTTGGGACCAGCAAACTTACTGGAATCTGACGTTTACCTCAAACTCAACGCCTGTTGATCTGACGGGCGCGACCATTGACGCGCAAATCGTCAGGCGAGAGGTTTCCAATATCACCGATACCCGTAATGGGTTGACGTTCGATATTGCGGACTACAACCCGACTCCAGCGGCTATCCCGCTGACCATCACCAACATCAATGCGGCTCTAGGCCAATGCACTCTCGTCATTGACGCGGGAGCGTGGTCCTTGATGAGTACCGACCCAGAACTAGAGATCAACGCCACAAACTGTGTTGGCTACTCTGGTCGAGTGAAAGTTTCCTTCCCTGCGGTGGGTTCGACCCCGGCAGATGACATGGTGATTTTCCTCTTGTTCTTGGTCCGCAGTGATGGTGTGGTGGTGCTATGAGAGTAACTGTTGGGACGCAGACTGATCCGTTGGTTGTCAATGTTGTAGACCAGAACAATGTTGTCGTAGAAGTTAATCCAACTAACGACGTTTCGGTTGAGGTTATTCCGCAACCTCGGGTAGAGGCGCGGATTGATCGTGGCGTAAGCGGCAACACTGGACCTACTGGTCCTACCGGCCCGTCTGGTCCTGCTGGTGGACCTACGGGTCCTACAGGGGCATTAGGGCCTACCGGAAATGCAGGCGCGTCTGGTCCCACCGGACCGCAAGGCGATCTAGGGCCTACTGGTCCTACCGGGGATGCGGGTGCGGCTGGCCCGACCGGTCCTACCGGAGATGCTGGAGGTGTAGGCCCGACTGGTCCCACAGGTCAAGCCGGTACTTCAGGCCCTACTGGTCCGACGGGTGATGTTGGAAGCGTAGGCCCGACCGGCCCGACTGGTGAGCAAGGGATTGCAGGCCCTACTGGTCCGACGGGCAATACCGGTACTGTAGGCCCAACTGGGCCTACGGGTGAGCAAGGTGTGGCTGGTCCAACTGGACCGACTGGAGATCAAGGTGGCGTCGGTCCTACCGGCCCTACTGGAGATCAGGGAGCAATTGGTCCTGCCGGTAATGTTGGGCCTACGGGTCCGACTGGCGATATTGGAAGCATTGGACCTACTGGACCTACTGGTGCTGCATCTACAGTTGCTGGCCCGACTGGCCCGACAGGTGCTGTCGGTCCGACCGGCCCCGGAGGCTCTGGTTCTGGTGATGTTTTAGGTCCGGGTGCATCGACTGATAACGCAGTAGTGCGTTGGGATGGCGCTTCTGGCACATTGATTCAAAACTCCGATGTCACTCTGTCTGACACGGGGACATTTGCCAATGTTGAGGCAATGTCGTTTGATACCGCAGCGGCGGTGGCATCTGCGGCAGGCAAGATCACATGGAATGACGGTGACGGCACTCTTGAGTTTGGCTTAAAGGGTGGTAATGTTGTACTGCCTATCGGTCAAGAGAATGTTGTTCTTGTATATAACGGCTCAGGCTCAACCATTGCTGCTGGCAAAGTGGTTGCTGTTTCTGGCGCTCAGGGTCAGCGTCCAAGTATTGCTCTTGCTGACGCAGATAGTGAGCCTTTGTCTGCTGCTACTCTCGGCCTTACTTCTGAAAGTATTGCAAACGGCGCTGAAGGTTTTGTCACCACATTCGGAGTAATTAAAAACCTTGATACGTCAGCATTTACTGCTGGCGATGATGTCTACCTAAGCCAAACGGCAGGCGAATTCACTGCCACCAGACCGCAAGCCCCAGCGCATACGGTGTTCCTTGGTTGGGTCATCAAGATCAATGCGTCTAGTGGTGAACTGTTCCTCAATATCAATAACGGTTGGGAACTAGACGAACTCCACAACGTCTACATCAATAACCCCACCCAAGGGCAGGCGCTTACCTATGACGCTACTGCCGGGTACTGGACTAACACGACCGCAGTAGGTCCAACTGGTCCGACAGGTGCAACTGGTGCGGCTGGTCCTACCGGGCCTACGGGTGACACAGGAGCAGTTGGACCGACGGGACCGACAGGAGAAACTGGACCTACTGGCAGCGCAGGCCCGACAGGTCCAACCGGCACGGCAGGCGTTGCTGGACCTACTGGCCCCACGGGTGCACAAGGCGATGCAGGCCCGACCGGTCCCACCGGAGATGCGGGTTCTGCTGGACCTACGGGACCAACTGGCGCACAAGGTAATGTCGGTCCTACCGGGCCTACAGGAGATGCTGGAGTCGCTGGTCCTACGGGGCCGACGGGCAATACGGGGGCGGCTGGCCCCACGGGTCCAACTGGAGATACTGGAGCAGCAGGGCCAACTGGTCCAACTGGACAAAATGGTGCGGCAGGGCCGACCGGTCCTACGGGCGATGCGGGAGTTGCTGGTCCTACCGGGCCGACTGGAGCCGCAGGAACTGCTGGACCTACTGGACCTACAGGCGATGCAGGCGTTGCCGGTCCCACAGGTCCGACCGGGGCGCAAGGAAATGTAGGGCCAACTGGTCCGACCGGCGCACAAGGCAATGTAGGTCCGACTGGACCAACCGGCGACGCTGGTTCTGTTGGTCCTACCGGTCCCACCGGCAGCACCGGACTGACTGGCCCGACTGGTCCTACGGGAGATGCCGGGGTTGCTGGACCAACGGGTCCGACGGGTGCCCAAGGTAACACTGGACCTACCGGCCCGACAGGACCGACCGGTGATATTGGACCGACCGGTCCTACAGGTGCTGCGTCCACCGTAGCAGGACCAACTGGGCCTACGGGACCGACAGGTGCGGAATCTACCGTTGCTGGACCTACTGGACCTACCGGTCCCACGGGTGCCGCGTCTACTGTTGCTGGACCTACAGGCCCAACCGGACCTACTGGAGCAGATTCAACTGTTGCCGGCCCCACGGGTCCGACCGGCCCTATCGGCGCACAAGGTCCGACTGTTTACCCCAGTGCAGGCATTGCAGTATCTACCGGCACGGCATGGGATACGTCGTTAAGCATTCCGCTGACGATTGACAACGGCGGCACGGGAAAGACTACGGCACCGGCAGCAAATGCAAACCTGACGGGCTTTACCACTACAGCCACGGCAGGCGGTACTACAACGCTGACCAACGCTAGTTCGTATTACCAAGTCTTTACCGGTACGTCCAACCAGACAGTTGAACTGCCCTCCACCTCTACCTTGCAGCAAGGGTGGAGTTTCCACATCGTCAATAACTCGACGGGCACTCTAACTGTTCAAACGTCCACGGCAGTGTCTTTGGGGACGGTGCCGCCCGGTGTAACTGCCATGCCAACAGCCCAAACTATTACGGGCAACACGGCAACGGATTGGGAGTTTGGCTACACCGATTTCAGTGCCCTTACAGGTACGGGTGCTGCGGTTTTGGCTACATCGCCGACGCTTAGTGGACCAACCATTAACGATGGATATACAGAAGAAGTTTTTACTGTGACGGGCACAACCCCCGCGTTGTCTCCAACTAACGGGTCCATTCAGACGTGGACGCTAACGGCATCTTCAACCCCTACGGCTGGAACTTGGGCATCAGGACAAAGCATGACCATTATGGTTGATGATGGTACAGCCTACACCATCAACTGGACCTCGTTGCCTGTAACGTGGAAAACCAATAACGGAACTGCCCCGACGTTAAATACGACAGGGCTTACCGCAATTGTTTTGTGGAAGGTTAGTACAACCATTTATGGGGCGCGTGTGGGAGACGCTTAATGCTGCTACCTCGTAAAGCACAAATGGGAGCCACGGTCATTGCCACGCCAAACGTGGCAACTTGGAGCCTTGTCACGCCCGCAAATACCGTTCAGGCTATATTGGGCCTCACTTATGGGAATAGTTTGTATGTGCGGGCGGGTAGTGTAGGAACAATTGGCACTTCTACGGATGCCATTACTTGGACCGCCAGAACAAGCGGAACGACAAACGAAATAAATACGGTTTCGTACTTAAACTCGTTATATTTATATGGAGGTGCGGGGGGAGTATTAAGAAGTTCAGCAGACGGCATTACATGGACGGCTAGAACAAGCGGTACAACCTCTGCCATATATGCATTAACTTATGGCACGGTCTATGTTTATGCCGGGGCAGGTGGCGTGTTAAGGACCTCGGCAAACGTGGTTACGTGGACATCCAGAACAAGCGGTACAACCTCTGATATTTATACACTGGCTTATGGAAATGCTTTGTATGTATATGCTGGAGCTGGAGGGGTTTTAAGGACCTCTGCAGACGGTATTACATGGACATCCAGAACAAGTGGAACAACATCAATTATCTGGAAGTTAATTTATGGCAATGGCATCTATGTATATGCAGGAAATGGAGGGGTGTTGGCCACCTCTACAAACGCCATAACGTGGACTGCTCGCACTAGCGGAACCACAGAGCCGATTGTTGAACTGGTATACAACAGCACCGCTGGACTTTATGTTTATGCAGGAGGCGGGTCTACTCCTGTAATTGCTACGTCTACGGATGCGATTACTTGGACTTCAAGAACACCTAATACAGATCGAGTTATTGAGGCGTTGGTTTACGGAACGACATATGCGTACGGCGCGGGCATCGTAGTTGGGACATCTACTGACGCTATCACATGGTCGTTTCCCACCACTGTTCCAAAGGACTCTTTTGCGCTGGCGTATTCCGACAAAGATAGCCTGATTGTTGCATCTGGGAATTTCGGTCAATTATCCACTTCCACAAACGCAGTAACTTGGACTCACAGAACAAGTGGAACAACCCGAGAAATAAGAAACGTAATTTATGGAGATAATTTGTATGTGTATTCCACGGATATTGGGGGTATTTTTACCTCAACTGATGCCATAACTTGGACATCTAGAACTAGCGGCACAAGCTCTTCAATTCGGAGTCTGTTGTACGCCAGCAACACATACGTTTATGCAGGCCATGGTGGAGTTTTGGCAACTTCAGTGGATGCTATTACATGGACAGCAAGGAGTAGCGGTACTACCTCATCTATTCTGTCTTTAGTGTATGGCGATGGGTTGTATGTGTATGCGGGGATTGGTGGGGTATTGGCTACGTCCACCGATGCTATAACGTGGACTGCTAGGACCAGCGGTACTACGTCGTCTATTTTGGCGCTGACATATGGCAACGGGCTGTATGTGTATGGTGGAGGTGGTGGGGTGGTAGCAACGTCCACCGATGCTATTACTTGGACAGCCCGAACTAGTGGCACAACAAGCACCATTGCTTCACTGTTTTACTACAATGGGTTGTACATGTACGGTGGCGTAGGTGGCGTACTAAGAACGTCCTCAGACGGCATAACGTGGACTTCAAGGACTAGTGGCACAACTAGCATTATTTATGACTTTACTTACGCAAAATCCGTGAATAAGATTTTGTATGGTGTCCCAATTCCTGCGTATGGGTCTACATAAATGTCCTCTGTTTTTATAGCAACCCCCGCATTTAACGGTCAAGTTAATGTCCAGTATGCTATTTCATTGTCCGAAACCGCAGCGTCGTTAAAGGCGTTTGGGCATGAAGTAGTCATGCGTATTAGTACTTCAGGTTCTTTGCTCGTCGCGGAAAGAAATAGACTGGTCCAACAGTTTTGGGACTCGGGCTACGAGTACATGTTGTGTATTGATTCGGACCTTGGCTGGCCTGCGCAAGCCGTGTTAGCAATGTTGGACCAGAAAAAAGATTTTGTGTGCGGTGTCTATCCAGCTCGCGGCACTCAAGGCAAGGAGTTTTGTTTTCGCCCCGCCAAAAATCCGGACGATTCCATTATTCAGGACCGCCACCTATTAAAAATGGAGTACATCCCTTCCGGGTTTATGTTGATTCGGCGCAGCGCAATTCAAAAACTGCGGGATAAGTTTCCTGAGCTGTACTACTGCCCTAAAAACCCGGTAAACAACCCCCCTTCTGGCTATTGCTTTTTCAACACAGAGGTTTGGGAAGGTGAGTTTTGGGGAGAGGATTATGTTTTTTGCCGCCGCCTGCGCGATGCCGGAGTAGAAATTTGGTGCGATCCCCTTATTGAGTTCGATCATGCCGGGGATAGAGGCATGCTTTTAAGAATGCTTCAATCACAGCCTGAAAATGGCGGCATGCCCGCAAAGGAGTAAGTCATGTATGTGCATTTGGTAAATGGGGTGCCTGAAAAATACTCAGTTCGGCAGTTGTATGCGGACAACCCCCAAGTATCGTTTCCTGAATCGTTACCTGAAGCTACGCTAGCGGAATACAATGTTTTTCCCCTTCAGGAAAGCGCAAAGCCTTCGTATAACAAGACAACGCACAAAGTTGTTGAGGTACTTCCTGTTCAACAAAATGGTCAATGGGCGCAGGCGTGGGATGTTGTTCCTTTGGGGACTGTAGAACTTGCTGAAGCAAAGCAACAGCTTTTGAGCGAATTGGCTAACGGGACACAGCAACGGCTAGATGATTTTGCAAGAACGCGGGGATACGACAACATCACAAGCGGAACCACTTACGCTTCTAGTACCGTACAACAGTATCAACAAGAAGGGCAGTATTGCGTCACGGCCCGAGATCAAACGTGGCAAAAACTGTATGAAATTTTGGCAGAAATTGAAGCAGGCACTCGTCCTATGCCTGTGGACTTTGCAGAAGTTGAAGCAGAACTGCCAATGCTTATTTGGCCCAACTAACTTAGACAAGATAAGACATGCCATTCAGTTCTGAATCGGGAAAACAGTACATCAAGTCTCTCAACCTGACCGGCACCTATATCCTAGATGTGGGCGCTGGCTCAGGCACCTACCGCAAACAGTTCCCTGACCTTGGTAAGCATTGGACTGCCATTGAGATTTGGGAGCCGTATGTAGAGAAGTACGGACTGCAAGACTTGTACGATGAGGTCTCAGTAGGTGATGCGCGAGAGATCGAATTAGGCGCTTACGACGTAGCGTTTGTCGGTGATGTGTTGGAGCACATGCCGCTGGAAGATGCCAAGGCACTTCTGAAGAAGGTCCGTGAGGCTTGCAAAACCGTGGTGGTCAGTATTCCCCTTGGGCACTACCCCCAAGATGAGTACGAAGGCAACCCCCATGAGAAGCACATCACAGACAACTGGACGCACCAAGCGGTCATAGAAGCGTTTGGCAATCCGCAGGCGTATCACATCGACAAAGAGATCGGCGTCTATGTCTACCGTCCCCTCAAGATCGCTGTCTACGCAATCTCCAAGAACGAGGAGATGTTTGTCAAACGGTTCTGCAACTCTGCCAAAGAAGCAGACCTGATCCTGATTGCAGACACAGGTTCAACAGACGATACCGTGGCCTTGGGTCATGCGTGTGGTGCCAAGGTCTACAACATCTGCGTCAAGCCTTGGCGGTTTGACAAGGCCCGAGACACTGCTTTAGCCCTCATCCCCGGCGACTTTGATGTGTGCATTTCGCTGGACCTAGATGAGATTCTGGAACCCGGCTGGCGGCAAGAGATTGAGCGGGTATGGAGTGCCGACACGACCCGGCTGCGGTACAAGTTTGATTGGGGCTGCGGCATCTCCTTTTTCTACGAGAAGATTCATCACCGGTCGGGCTACCACTGGCATCACCCGGTACATGAGTACCCTCGCCCGGATGGCAGGATCACCGAGGTTTACGCGCACACCGACATGCTTTTGGTGAGCCACCATCCTGACCCCACAAAGTCCCGTGGTCAGTACATGCCGCTGCTAGAACTGGCGGTCAAAGAGGACCCCCGGTGCCCCCGCAACGCCTTCTATCACGCACGGGAACTGACGTTCTACTACCGGTGGGATGAGGCCATCACAGCCCTGAATAAGTACCTTGCCATGCCAGAGGCTAATTGGGCTAACGAGCGGTGCTATGCCATGCGCTTGTTGGCTAAGGCTTACGACGCTAAGGGCAATGGATGGGAGGCTCTTAAATGGGCTAGGCTGGCAGTAGCCGAGACACCCAACACCCGTGAGCCTTGGGTGGAACTGTCCATGCTTTGCTACCGGTTCCAGATGTGGGCAGAAGGCTACGCGGCGGCTAAATCTGCCTTAAATATTACCGATAAGGCTTTGGTCTACACAATGGACCCGTCCGTTTGGACTGAAAAGCCTTGGGATTTGGCATCTATCTGTGCGTGGAACTTAGGTCTGAAGGACGAGGCTAGGCATCTTTTAGACAAGGCTCTAGAATTTGCCCCGACCGACCAACGGTTACTGTCCAACAAACGATGGATGAATGATGGAAACAGTAGTGAACCCGGTGGAGTACGGGAAACTTCTGAGCAAAGTTGAGAGCCTTGAGAAAAAGGTTAACGACTTAGAGGCCGACATTAAAGAATTGTTGGCCCTTGCTCACCAAGGCAAAGGCGGCATTTGGGCAGGCATTTACATTGCCTCTGCCCTATCAGGTGTTCTGTCTTTTATCATCGCTTGGTGGCTTAAGAAGTAATCATGTTTGACTGGTTGCTTGCTTTCCTAGCAGCAGCCTGTTTTACTGCTGCGGTGGTCTGCGTGGTGTGGCTCACCATTTTCGTGATGAGGTGACGCATGGCATGGTCTGACGTACTCAAAGCAGTTATCCCCATCGTTGTTGCGGCTCTCGCTTGGTTGCTTGGGCAAGTAGCGTCATTCTCTGAGCGGCTGACCAAGATTGAAGGTCAGATGCCTGCGCTGATTACCAAAGAAGGCACTCCTACTGATAGTCCTATCAGTGCAGAAAAACGTGCCGTGCTTAAAGAGCAATTGATGCAGCACATTAACGAACTTCAGGTCAAGGTCAGATTGCTTGAGGAACGTGAGCGCATTGCCAAAGGAGGCAAATAATGCTGTCTCTACTGTCTACCCTTGGTGGTCTGCTGATAAGCGGCTTGCCCAAACTGCTTGAGTTCTTCCAACAAAAGGCAGACCAGAAACACGAACTGGCCTTGATGCGGGTGCAGACCGAGCGTGAGTTGCAACTTGCCGCGGCAGGTTTTGCGGCTCAGGCTCGGATGGAAGAAATCCGCACCGAGCAAGTGGCGATGGAAACAGATGCCCGGATGACCGAGGCGGCGCTGAAGCACGACGAGAAGGTGCTGGAGAAGGCTTCCCGGTGGGTGGCTAACTATGTGGGCACTGTGCGCCCTACAGTGACCTATATCTTCGTGTTTGAACTGGTCGCCATCAACGGATTCATGGCATGGTATCTGTGGAACCATCCGGGGCTGGTGCAGAGCATTGATGACATCATCAAGTATTCGGACCTGATCTTCTCCAGCGACGAGATGGCGATGCTTGGCGGCATCATCGGGTTCTGGTTTGGTTCTCGTCAGTGGAATAGGAAATGAAACTAAGTCCACAGGGCGAGGCTCTTATGCACCGCTTTGAGGGCTTTCGCAGCAAACCATACCTTTGCCCTGCCCACATCTGGACGATTGGGTACGGGCATGTGCTGTACCAAGAACAGATCAGATTGCCGGTAGTACGCAAAGAAGGCTATACAGGACTGCTAAGAAATGAGTACCCGCTTGCCGCACCCGACAGCCGCGTATGGACTAAGACGGAGATCAACGAACTATTCCGCACTGATGTCGGAACTTTTGAACGTGGTGTTCTTCGTCTTGTTCCCGGTGTATCTGGGCGGCAAGGCGCTTTTGACGCTCTGGTATCTTTTGCCTTCAATGCAGGGCTAGGCAACCTACAGCGTAGCCAGATCAGGATGCGGGCCAACCGCGGCGATTGGGAAGGCGCAGCAGAAGCGCTGATGGATTGGGTAAAAGGTGGAGGCCGCGTCCTGCCGGGGCTGGTCAAGCGCAGGGAAGCAGAACGGGCCTTGATGCTGTCTTAAACTGCGTGGGGCTTCTCAGTCTTTACAAAAACCCCGTCAGGACGTAGGTAGCCCGTCCTGTCTTTGATCTCGCTGTAAGCCTTCTTGTAGCACTGCGTCAGATCAATGTCGTAGATCGCGCAGAGCATGGTCAGGCACACCATGATGTCGCCTACAGCGTCCTGCACATCTGCCATATCTTGACGAGAGATGGCATCAAACAGTTCTGCCATTTCCTCAAGGGCTTTGGCGGCTTGTCCTAGAGGGGTGCCGTTCTGGACAATGCCTCTGGCTTCACCCCAACGAATAACATCAATTTCTGTGATTGCAAACGTCATGGTTTCATCCTAGAATTGGATCGCTCCTTTGGAGCGGTTGCTATGGAACTTTAAGAGGGCTTCGTGCCCTCTTTTTTTACGCTCTCAATAGTCCGAAATATATGGAGATTGGCGCAACGTAGACGCCGATACTTCTCATTAACTTCAGGCTTCAAGCGAGTTTCTACTACGTCTGCCCACGCTCCACAGGTTGGGCATTTGATGCTGTTCTTTCCATTTCGCATTTGATGACTGCTCTAAGACGTTTAATACGGGTTTGGTTGTAGGTCACAATGGCTTGTGCGTACTCTACGGCTGATTGTGCCTCTAGTAGCCTAAGTTCTGCTTCTGCTAGTTCCCGTGCCGCCATTTCTGTTGGCGTCATCTTGCGAAATAGCACTTTCCAAGTTTCAGTAATCGCGTTCATATAAAGGTGGGGTACTCGCTGTATCTGCACCAATCGGGGTGTCATGGCCTGCCGCTTGCATTGCGGTCAGTTGCAGCATCCGCTTTCCCCCTAAAAAGTTAGCGACCGCAGCCGCAGATCATTTTGCCGTTGTAGCCCGGTACGCAGTTGTAAGGTGCGTAAGCAGGGCAGGCGGCAGAAGCGATGCCAGTCACGGCAAGAAGGGCAATAGCAATGGCTTTCTTCATGATGTTTCCTTAAGTCTAAAAACCCCGATTACTCGGGCATGAGCGGATGAGATGGTCGATTGCTTGTAGCCAATCTTCATCCAGCATTTCTCCCTGAATACCGTGCCTGTCGCATTTGGATGGATATGTGCAGGCCGAGGGCAGTGTTCAAGCACCTCATCAATAGACACCGAGCCATATTGAGTGGCAAGGTTCTTGGCAACTATCCGGGCTTGATCTACCCACTCAAAGTTGTTGCCGTAGACACGTTGCATTCCCTTGTCTTTAAGCCACAGGCCAGAGAAAAGGTCTTGCATGGTTTCTTTAAAAGGGCGTGTCATCTTCGTCTTTCGGCAAGCCCTTGTACTGAGTACGCTGGCCTTGGCGTTGATCTGTGCGCTGCTCCATCTGAGGTTTGGCACTGAGCCAACCATCCCAACCCGCAGCCGGGATAGCGTCAATCTTGATTGACATGCCGTTGCCCTTGTCGAACAAGGTGCCCACTTTGACAAAACGCTTTTTGTTCTCGCCAGCGGCATTGGTGTATTCGCCCACTACGGCGATGAGGTCCATTTTCATTGCTTTGCTTTCTTGATCGCGCTACGCACTTTGGAGTCGAGCAGCGACCACAGCGCAATCTTTTGGTCGTTGTCGAGGGATTCGTTAGCCAGAATAGCCGGGGCATCGTCTGCTCCCGCCTGATTCAGTTTGTCGGCAAGGTCGCGGATGTATTCATGCTGGTCAGCAGGCACATCAGCAAACGGGTCATCACCAATCGGACGATGGCGCGGCGCGTCTTTGCCTGTTGTGGCGTCTAGCGCATCATGCTCCACGATCTCCATTGCTGTCACCCACAAATAGCGCCGAGTGTACGTTTCGACTGCGCCGAGGTTCTGGATCGGGTGGCACCCCTTCAGATTAGCCTCTGCCATCGGTGACGTAATCTCAATCGAACCGCCTTTATCTACGTCGGTGATGGTCAGGGTGGCGTATTCAGTCTTGAACGAGATCACGCCGCACAGCCCTACCTCGGAAAAGATTTCCTGTACCGCCGGCAAGAAGTCGCCAAGTTCAAAGTATGTGTAGCCAGCAAACTTGTTGTGGCCTGACTTGTTGAGTTTGCGGGACTGGAGCAGCAGTCGTGCCCGCATTAGTTTGGCGTGTACTGTCATTTCGTATTCCTGACGTTGTGTGTGTTCAAACTGTGCTTGGGTCATGGCGCACCGGTTGAGGTTTGTAGAACAGGCAATGGATAAAGTCTTTCATCTTGGTCATGCACCACTCGTCATCCTCATCAAACCGTTTCATCACTTTCCATGAGCCGGTCATGTCTTTGACTTCAACGGTGTAGTACGCATCAAGGCCAGCGCCGTGTTTGACTGAGCGAATCCAATCGCCATAGCGGGTTTCAGAAAGGTGCGTCGGGAAGTTCATTGCGTTGCTGTCTTTCATATTCACGTTGTTGGGCGGGTGTCCAAGGGACAGGCCCACCCGGAGGTGGGAAGGGCCAGTTACTCAGCAAGGGAAAAGCCTTCTGCCTCAAGTTGCGCGTAGAAGTCAGGCGCAGCCGACTTACGAACTTGCACAGAAACTGCGCCATTCATGCGCGACTTGGCAGCAGTCGAAACGCACACAAAAGTGATGGTGGTTTCGTTGAAGTTGGAGGGGAGAACTTGAAAGTCAGCCATGTTGGCTCCTAAAAAGACCGCTTGCGAATCGCTACGGCATGGGTGCTACTGTAAGCCTGCTTAACCCATGTGTCAACAACTAAATTGCAAAAGTTTGTAAGCCCACTAAACTGTCGTTGACGTACAACTGAAGCCCGCTTAAGATGGCGGCATGACCAAAGAAGAAGCAATCAAACGTGCAGGCGGCAAAAGTGCCTTGGCCCGACTGCTTGGCATCACGCCAGCGGCGATCAGCCAGTGGGGCATGGATGTGCCGATCATGCGTATTTGGCAACTCAAGACCATCAAGCCTGAGTGGTTTGACAAGGTGGGCGAGAAGGCCGTATAGTGTTGCGAAACCCGGCTACCGAGGAAGTCATGAGCCTCGGGAAAAGCGATCCCGTCCCGCCTGCCGCTGGTTTCCTTTAGGACGGATTTTTGGACGCGGTATGCACTACTACCAATTTAACATTGGGGACTATGCTTCCCACACGCGCCACCTCGATTTGCTTGAGGACTTGGCGTATCGCAGACTACTAGACCTGTACTATTTGCACGAACGCCCGTTGAGCGTCGATGCAACGACCGTTGCCAAGCAGATTGGTATGCGGGACCACGCCGCTTTGGTCCGGGATGTACTTAACGAGTTCTTTGAGTTGAACGACGAGGGCTACAAGTCTGCCCGTGCTGACCGCGAAATTGAGCATTTCAGGTCAAAAATCGAACAGGCGTCTAGGGCCGGTAAGGCGTCTGCTGAACGTCGGAGCAACGCCCGTTCAACGGATGTGCAACCAACCAATAACCAAGAACCAATAACCAATAACCAAGTTATAGAAGGTACTAACGTACCTTCATGTCCGCCAAATGGCGAACGTAAGGCTTTGCCCGAATGTGACCATCAAGAAGTCATCAGGCTTTACCACGAAGTCTGCCCTACCTTGCCTCGGGTGGAGGTGTGGAATGACACAAGGGCTGGCTATCTGCGGCAGCGGTGGCGAGAGGTAGCCACAGACCTTGCCAAACAGGGAAAGGTGTCTAAAAACGCTTTAATTGAGTGGTGGAAGGATTTTTTTCAGTTCGTGTCCATGTCTGATTTTTTGATGGGCAGGGTGCCAAACAGAACCGGGAAACCATTTCTTGCCGACCTTGAGTGGTTGATTAAGCCAACTAACTTTGCCAAAGTGATTGAGAACCGCTACCACAGGAAATGACCATGAAGAACCTTAAGGACAAGATTGATTCCTACAAGCAGGAAAGCGAACAGGATGCGATTCAGCGACTGATGTGTTCTGTGCCCGGTTGCCCGCGCCGGTGGTCGGTGCATCTTGATGGCTACAAGCCGATGTGCAGCCAGCACCAGTGGAACAACGCCGAGAAGGCTGACCCGGCAAAGATTCGTCACTGGTTGGACAGCATTGATCCGTAAAGTAAAACAGAGGCAACCATGACTGTGTACCTAAAAAGAGACGATGCTAGAGATTCGGTTATTGGTGATTACCGCAAACGTGGATGTTGCATCAAACAAATTGCAGATATTTTCCAAATTACAGAGCATCAAGTGAGATATATCCTCAAAAGAGAAAAAAGGAAGGAAATATTTAAGCAATATTTGGAAGAAAAAAGCACATATGACCAAGACCTACGCATTGACCAAATTGCTTGAGCATGGGCCTTTGACCCGCCAAGAGATGCGCGAAATCACGCTATGGACAGACCGGCAGATTCACTCGACCTTGCAGTACCTCAGCCGGGAGGACCGAATCCGACCTGTGGGCAAGAAGGGGATCAACAACCAGACCCCTTGGGCACTTACGAACGGATCATGCAGCACTATCTGAATTTGGCCCGTATACCGGGTTGGAAGCAGCATGTGTGGGTGAGGGTTCAGGAACTGGATCAAGAGCCTAGCGGGCTTTTTAGAGGCTTCCAAAAAGATTTTTTAGCAAGGGTAAAGACATGACACAAGAAGAAATCATCCGCATGGCGCGGGAGGCAAACATCAAGCAGGCGATTGAAGCGCCGCATCTGCTGATGGTGCATGAGCTTGAACGCTTCGCAGCCCTTGTTGCCGCAACCTGTAAGAGCGGCTTACAGGTTCACGATGACACCGCTCGAAGTATCAAGGAGGCTGTCGCCGCCGAACTGCGCCGCCTTCATGGAGTCAACGCGATGATGCTGGAGGCGCTGGAAGCTGCCAGTAACTATGTGGACAACTCGGGCGGCGTCAGTCAGCGATACCGTCAGGTGATCGCAGCCGCTAGACGAAACATCTAAGTAATCACATGACATTTCAATGCACAAGAAGCCACCCTCACGAAGAAATGGATGAGGCGTGTTTGCTCCACACAGAGATTGCCAAACTGCGAAACGAGAACGCAAGGCTGAAGGCTGCTGTTAAGGCAGAGCGGGAGGCGTGTGCAAAGGTGGCTGAAGACACAGAGTTTGACTCAGACGCTGACTTTTATCGGCCTGTCTTTGCCGCCGCCATCCGCGCAAGGGGGCAAGCATGACCCGAGACGACATCATCCGCATGGCGCGGGAGGCGGGGCTGCTTGATAACGGAGTCTTGCGCGGAGCCACTGACGATAGTGTTCGTGTTGAACGCTTTGCCGCCCTTGTTGCCGCTGCCGAGCGTGAGGCGTGTGCAAAGGTGTGTGACCAGAAGGTGGACGCCGAGTACGCGACGGGCAAGGTTGACCACAACGAGATGGGGTGGACGCAAGCCTGCGCCATTGACATCAGAGCAAGGGGGCAGGAATGAC